GCCATGGCAGAGTACGATGCAGTCCCAGACGGGATGTTCACAGGGCATTAGACAATCATTTTCCCTGCTTTTTGATTGGCAACAGGCTTTGTCGATCATGGGAGCCTTATTCGTCGTTATAGGCTCCTACGGAGTTAATCCCCCCAATTAAACCCGTAAACAGATGGGAGAAAAAGACCCCCTTATTTTTGCCCATAGGAGCGCAATTAGCTGTAATAGGCTCCTTGACAGGTTTGGGGGAAAAAGACCCCTTCCATTTTCCCCCAATAACCACCTTGACTATAGGGGCGTATAATAGGGGTTTTCGTCCCCTAAAAATGCCGACGTAACTAGATTAGTTACTGACCGATAGGTGGGGGACGTAATTAGTCGTAATAGGCTCCTTGACAGTTTCCGAAGTAAAGAAGTGGAGGAATTTCGGAATACTTGAATCTTTTTTGAATAAAAATCGTCTACCCAACTATTGCATTAATGTGACACGTTGTGTTAAAGGGCTTTTAGTGTGTGACGATGTGTTGGGCGTGGAGATCGCGTCAACGGCAGTCTTGGTGAGATCTAACTTCAATTCGCCGCATGAATCAGAGTCACGCACTTATTTGAATTTATGAAACAACCCAACAAGTACGGAGCGGAAAAGCCCACTAAAAAGCAGGTGAAAGCTAATAAGCCACCCAAGGGCAACCGTAACCGTAACAGGGGGAGAGGACGGTAATGCCTAAAAGGAAACCCAAAGACCCAACACACGAGGATGCTGTATTTGCTAGTGATATGCTGGAGGCAAGGAGAGATGACCAGCAATTACAGAGAAGTGCAAAAAGATGGAAGTTAGATATGAAGAAGGCATTAAAACTCCTTGAAGCACCAAGGCGAGAGGAGAGGCGAAGAAACCCAAAAAACCGAATGTAATGCCTTTCAAGAGCAAAGCCCAGAGGAAGTGGATGTACGCTAATGACCCAGAAATGGCGAAGCAATGGGAGAAGGAAACCCCCAAGAGCAAAAAGCTGCCTAAACGTAAAAAGCGTAAATGAGCGAACAACTTTATAGCAGGATAATTGATGACATCAAAAGCCGTTCCCAATGGGAGGTGAAGCAGAGTCTCTGGTATCGGATGCGTAACAACGGGTTACGCCGCAAGAGCGTCCCGTGGCCTCACGCTGCGGATATGCACTTCCCGCTAATTGACACCACCATTAACAAGCTCAAGCCAGCCTTCTTTCAGCAAGCCATGGGGTTGGATGTACTTGCCACCTTTGTTCCTATGCGAAGCCAATTGGCAGGATTCACTTCCGCAGCAGAACATTGGTTCAGCTATAAGCTCCATGAAAAGAGCAACTACTCCACGGAAGTAATGAGTTGGATAGACCACATGCTGGTCAGTGGCCATGGGGTCATCAAGACGATATGGAATCCGGACAAGAAACAGGTGGAGTTTCAGGCCATTGATCCCATGCACATAATTGTCCCGCCATGGACAAAGGAACTTTCAGGGGCAGACCGCATTACGCAGGTGATTCCCATGAGCTTGGAAAGTTACAAGCGAGCAGGAATTTACGACACCAGCGACAGGGTGATAAAACAAATCGTGGGTGGTCACGATGACGATTCAGGCATCAGCAATGAACTGAAGAACGACAAGTTAAATCGTGAGGGTCTGACTTATTCAGAGGAGAAGGATCAAGTAATTATTTGGGAAGTTTACACGCACAACGATGATGGCGAGTGGGAGATGGAAACCTTTTCTCCCCAAACCCCAGACATGAAGTTAAGGGATTCCATGAAGATTCCCTATGACCATGGACAACCTCCATTTGCTTCTGCGAAATATGAAGTAACTGATGGCGGTTGGTTTTCTCCGCGTGGTGTGTGCGAGATGCTCGGTTCCTTTGAGGAATCACTTTGCAAGACGTGGAATGAAAAGATGGATGCGTCCACCTTGTTCAATAAACCGCTCTTTAAGGCGGAACGCGACCTACCCAATTCAATTAACCTGCGCCTGAATCCTGGCCAAATACTGCCCTTTGGCATAGCCCCTGTTCAAATGCCCAACACCCCAATGGACTTTGACAAGGATATGACGCAAACGCAGTCGATTGCCGAACAGCGCGTAACCGTTCCGGACTATGGAATCATGGCCGACAGGGATCGCCGCACGGCCACGGAGATTGAGTCTATCAACGCTCAATCCCAACAAAACATGGACTTGCGTTTGCGTCTCTTCCGCCAAGCTCTGGGGGATTGTTTCCGTCAGGCTTGGGGGTTGTTGTTACAGTTTGATAAGAAGGATTTACAGTACCGTTATTTGGAGGATTCATTGCAGCTTGATCCGGTGGCACTCCATGAGGATTACCAACTGGAACCACGCGGAGGCATGGACATGGTTAGCCGCGCCATGCTTCTTAACAAGGCAATCCAGAGGAAACAATTATTCGCCAATAGCCCATGGATTAATCAGGTGGAACTGGATAAAAGTATTCTGGAACTGGAAGACCCCTCCCTTGTTCCCCGCTTGGTTCAAGACCCGAACCAGAAGGAGGGTGATGAGGTAATTGCCGAGAAGAAGGTGATTCCGGCATTGCTGGTGGGTGAACAGATTCCAGTGCAGCAAGGTATTGATGCGCGTGTGCGTATTGGTGTCCTGATGCAATTCCTTGAAAGGTCAGCGCAGACCGGCGTGATGGTCAGCCCACAGGGGCAACAGGCTATTAGCTCGCGACTCGGTGAACTTCTCAATGCCTATGAACAGGTGGACACAAATAACGCACGGGCGTTAAGGAAAGATGTGGAGGAATTTCTGGTGCAACTGGGCTTCATGCCCTCCAAGGAGGAACAGGAACAGATGCAAGTCGCAGCGATGACCGGACAGATGCCCGCGCCTGAAGCGCAGATGGTGGAGCAGACTGAAGCGGTGGTGCAAGGGGGAGGCGACTACTAATGCGACTTTGGAGGTTCATAAAGATTTGCTGGGCCATGAGCAGGAACATGCCGTGGATAGATGAAGCCGAGTGGCGCGGTGAAGACGTGGCATCCCTGCGTAACTTCCTGGTTACAGGTTCAGGGCGCAAGTTTAGGAGGTTAATGTTGAACATGGTGCTGCGACAAAACGCGACTGTCGTATCACAAAGTGACACCTCTAGGTTGAAGTTTGAAGCCGGGTTTGCCAACGGCATGAGAGTAACGGTTCACACGGTTGAGGCATTGGCCCGCGACCTTGAGCCTGAAGAAGATTTTCCATCGGACGTATTTGGGGTTGGACGTTCGGTGAGTGAAGACCCCACAGCACGGTCTGTCATTTGATTGTGAGACAGGTCGAGGACTAAACAATCATAGGGAAGTATTGTATGCCAGAAGAAACCGGCGATGTAACCGCCGAACAACTATTGGCCGCTGCTTCGCAGTATGACGCTGCGATAGAAGCGGGGGACGAACCAAGCGTGGCCATTCAACCTCCAGAGGAGGACGAATATCCGGCAGTGGAAGAAACCGAAGCCGAGAGTGAACCGGAGGAATCTCCGCCGGAACCGGAGGCAGACAGTACGGATAAAGAACCTGAAAGTTCTTTGACAGAAGAGGAAGAGGTGAAAGCCCCTTCTCCGAAAGAAAAGAAGAGTAAGTACGCCAAGAACCGTGATCGTTTGAATAAGACTTGGACCGAAGCCAATGAGGTTAAGGAACAAAACAAACGGGATCGGCAGGCAATAAATCAGGCTCACGCGGCATTGGAACAGCAGCGACAACAAATCGCTGCCACCCACGGATACCGCGATGAGCATGGTCATACTGCCAAGGACTACGAGGAAGCCGCGAAAGGTTTCAGGGACGAAGGTGAGTCAACGCTGGCTGAAGCTGCCGACAAGAAAGCCAATGAGCTTTCCCAAAAGCAGAATCAAGCAGTGGCGCAAAGCCGTCAACAACAGAGCGCACAGGTTTTTGAAGCCAAACGCCAGGAGTTGATGACACAGCACCCTGATCTTCGCAAGGACGACTCGGAGATAACCAAGAGGGCTAATGCCTTGCTCCGGCAGCACCCAGCAATAGCTAGGTCGCCTGACGGATTACAGGCAGCGGTCAACGGCGCACTGATGCAGATTGACGCGGAGAAAGGGAAGAACGCTTCTACTGAACTGTCTGAACTACAGGATAAATATAACAAACTGGAAAAGAAATTGTCAGTCACGGGTGGATACACCAATGAGAAACTGGACGGCGAGAAAGGGTTTGACGACATGGACGATACTGAACAGGCGCAATATTTAATGCGTGCTGCCACCGCCCATGACAATAGCCTTTAGCCACAGCATCACATTGTGTCACGTCAATGACTGACTAAAAAGAAAAGGATAACAGGCTTATGCCTACTACAACGACAACATTATCCAACCAGTATCAGAACTTCTTCAGCAAGAAATTGCTGTCCTACGCTGTTCAAGCACTGGTTATGGATCAGTTCGCCCAGAAAGCCCCTCTCCCAGCGAGAGCGGGTCACAAGGCGATTACCATGTTCCGTTATGGCGCACCCTCAACGTCAGACATTGAAGCTCTGACTGAAGGCACTGCACCTAGCGGAACTCGCAACCTCTCACTCGCCAAGATTGAGAAGTCACTATCACAACGCGGTCAGGTCATTAAATTGACTGACATTCTCACCGCAACGGACTTGTTCAACAGCTTACAGCAGTCGATCAAGACCAATGGACAGGATGCCGCGTTGGACATGGATACCATCACCCGCAACACTGTTGTGGGGTCAAACGTGGCAGGGGATGCCATGGAAAACACCTATTCCACCTACGTTCTGGATAACAGCGACGAACTCGTTGAGTTGTATGCTGACGGAACAAAGGAGACATGGGCATCGGGTTCCGGCTCTGCCGAGTACACCACGTTTGAGGCAACCACGGGGGCAGATACCCTGCTTGATGCTGCTGCTGTCCTGAACGCTGTTACTCAACTGAAGGTGAACCGCGCACAACCCGCCAAGGGCGGAATGTATGTTGCAGCGGCAAGCCCACAGGTGATTAGTGACGTGATGGTGGATACTACCTGGGTAAACGCTGCACAATATAGTAATGTGCAGGATTTGTATAAAGGTGAAGTTGGCTCCCTCTACGGGGCGAAGTTCATTATGACCACAAATCCGTTCATTACCGGCGATTCGCTGGGCACTGACGGTGATCGCTTCAAATATGATGCATCTGGTGGCGGCGGAACTGCTGCAACCAACGACATTCATGCAACACCATTCCTCGGCTCCGAGGCTTACGGTTGTCCTGACTTATCAAGTCAGTCTCCGTTCAGCCCGAAGGTTGAGATTGTTGACACGGCTGACAAATCCGATCCGCTAAACCAACTAACGACTTGTTCATTCAAGACGTTCTGGACGGCACTGCGACTGAATCCTGCTTACTACCTTATTATGCGTAGCAAGACGGCTTCAACTGCCTAACAGCTAATCAAGTTATGAAACCTAAAGGTGGAGTAACCCTTATAATTGCCGTGGGAGGGGGGAAACCCCCTCACCACGGTCATTCCGGTAAAGACAAGGAAGAAGGTTGTGAAATGATTAAAATTCCATTGGCAGCATTAGCTGCGGATTCAGAAGAAGGCGAAGGTGTTTCCCCGGAAGTGGGTGACGCAGTTGTCCTTGATAGCGTTGAAGGTGAACTGGTGAATGTGGACGGTGATTCTGCACACGTTGAACTCAAGACCGCCAACGGTCAGCCTATTGAGTATGTGTCCCATGAAGAGGAGACGGAAGAGGAAGGCCTGGGGGCAGAGGAAGACATGCTTCGGGCTTTAGCCGAGGCGGAAGATAAAGAGGGCAGATAATGCCTATCTACACCTTTGTCTCTGAAGGCGGGGAGGTGGTTGAGGAGATTGTTCCCTCAAAGACCACCCATATAACCCGCGAAGGCGTGGACTATAAGCGGTCTATGGGCCAAGAAGGCTTTTCACTTACCGGAAGGGCCGTTGGGATTCCTTCCCAAGCCGAGCAGGTTAAGGGCGGCTATTACAAGCTGGAGCAGGAGCATGGTTCCCGTTTCCTTCGCAATTCACAATTTACAACGAAACAAATCAAGAGTGCATGGGGGTTCTAAATGGCCAACACTAAAATTACAGAATTAACCGAGCTATCAGCCGCACCAGCTTCGGCTGACGTATTTTGCCTTGTAGATGTCAGTGACGTCACGATGGGGGCGAGTGGCACGACCAAGAAGATACAGGCGACAACCATGACCCCTACACTGGGGTCAACAGTGCTTACCCTTGGGGCAACAACCACTTCGGTGACTGGATTGACTTCTGTTGGTTCCACTTCTTTTACTGGCGCATTGGTGGGGGATGTTACGGGAGACTTGACGGGCGCAGTCACGGCGACTGGCACACTGGCTGACGGTGTAACTGGCACAACCCAATCTGCAAGTGACAACTCCACGAAGGTTGCCACCACTGCCTACGTTGATGCACAGGTGGGATCATCGGACACATTGGCCGAGGTATTGGCTAATGGTAACACCACTGGCTCAACGAACATCATCGTAAGTGCAAGCCAATCAATCACCACTGATACCATCGCAGAAACAACTGCTGCTGCTGGAGTCACGATTGACAGTGTTCTCGTAAAGGACAACACAGTAACAGCAACCACATTCACTGGCGCACTCACTGGCAACGTTACCGGAGATGTTACCGGAGATGTTACTGGAGACTTAACCGGAGATGTAACCGGAGCGGTAACAGGGAATGTTACGGGTAACGTAACGGGAAATTTAACAGGGAACGTCACTGGAGATTTAACAGGGGATGTAACTGGAGATGTTACTGGCTCATCGGGGAGTTGTACTGGCAATGCGGCTACGGTAACAAACGGGGTTTATACAACAAACAATCTTTCAGCTTTAGCAGCCACAACTTCCGCGCAATTAGCTGGAGTCATTTCAGATGAGACAGGGAGCGGTGCATTGGTATTTGCTACCAGCCCGACACTGGTAACTCCTGCACTCGGCACTCCTGCAAGCGGGGTGCTAACGAATTGCACTGGATACACCGGAGACTCCTCACTTGTGACAGTCGGAACGATTGCGTCCGGCACATGGAACGGAACAGCTATTGACGGTGCGTATGTAGACATTGAAGGCACAGAGGTTAAGTCCACTGGTGAGACAGGCGGAACGAAGTTCCTACGAGAAGATGGGGATGGGACTTGTAGCTGGGTGGCAGTGAGTGGCAGCGGAACCGTAACCAGCGTAGCAACATCGGGTACGGTCAATGGCCTCACCTTGACCGGAGGGCCAATCACAACTACGGGAACTATTACCCTTGGCGGAACTCTTTCAGTAGATTTAACGGCTGACGTTACCGGAACTCTCCCTGCCGCAAATGGAGGAACCGGACTCACAAGCATCTCAACTTTACTTAACAGCAACACCACTAAATCGGATGTAGGATTGAGTGCTGTTGAGAACACGGCTATTTCCACTTGGGCTGGAACTTCCAGTGTTACCACGCTGGGAACAGTTACCACAGGGACATGGACGGGTACGGCTATTGATGGGGCTTACGTTGATGTAGAAGGAACAGAAATCAAGTCTACCGGAGAAGCCGGAGGCACAAAGTTCCTGCGCGAAGACGGGGATGGAACCTGCTCTTGGCAAGCTGTTAGCGGTAGTGGAACCGTTACCAGCATTACTGCTGCGGCAGATTCCGGTTCGGGAACTGCGATCACCTCTAGTGGTACTTTAACTTTTACGGGCGGAACAAATGTTACCACTTCAGTTAGTGGCACAACTGTTACTGTCAATTCCACTGACCAATATTCTGGCACTGTAACCAGCGTGGGAGGTGGGACAGGCTTATCGGGAACCGTAACCAGTTCCGGTAGTCTCGACCTCGATCTTAATAGTTTGTCGGATATAACGGCTGGGGGTGATGTTAGTGGATGGAGTGCTGGGGACACCATTGCCATTGTTGACTCTTCGGACAGCAATAACCCTGCGCGAATTAAACTCCCAGCAGAAATCTGCATAGCTTGCTCTGATGAAACGACAGCCATTGATTCAACCGGAGTGAAGGCTACCTTTATGGTTCCAAGAGCCATGACGGTTACGGAGGTTAAACTCTCCTTAACCACAGCAGACACCATGGGCCTTACGTTAAATTTAGATGACCGAGCAGACGACCCAAGCTCCAGTGGGACAGATATGCTGTATACGGATTTAGATTCGGGAACAGACTACACTAACTCGACCACAACATTTGACAGTTCGGCAGGAAGCTACGATTTGGATGAAGACGATTTTGTTGCAATAAATGTAACCTATGAAGGAGACAGTGCGGCAGCAGGACTCAAGGTTTGGTTGCTGGGTTATTGGACTTAAAGAATGAGCAACATCATCAATCCATATCGGTTTGCGGGAGAAGGGCCAAGTCCGGGCGGTGACTATCCCGACATTACCCCCGACTCTTCTACCGTGGTGACTGATGGGGATTATAAATATGTTGTGTTTACTGGCTATGAAACCTTTGATGTTGATGCTACTGGAGACTCTTCGGGCAGTGACGAAGTGGAATGGCTCCTTATTGCAGGTGGAGGTAGCGGCGGGAATGCAGGGTACATGGGTGGTGGTGGAGGGGCTGGCGGTTATCTCACTGGAACTGAAACTTTAACCTCAACAGGCAGTGGGTCTGTTACTGTCGGTGGCGGTGGGGCGGCGAATCGTAGCACTTCTCAAGGT